TCAGAACGCCGTCCCGCTTGGCCGCGTCCTCCTTGCCCTCCGGCTGGTTGATTTTGACCTGGAAGTGATACGGCTGTCCGCCCTCATATTCAAACCATTCCTCAACCTTGGAATCGGGGTAAATATCGGACAAGGCCTTTTCTACGGCGGCTTTTGTGCCGAGCCGCCTATGCACTTCCCAGCTGCTTTTCAGCGTCCGCCGCTTTTCCTCAACGGAATAGTCGGCATTCCACCAGTCCACTTTGAAGTCATAAGCCAAAATGTCCAGCAGTTCCTCGGGCAGCTCGTCGATGCGGGAATAGATGCTGAGCGTCCGGATCTCCTCCGGGCGCTTTGCCAGCGCCTGGGCTATGGAGGCGGCGAGAGCCGCCATGCTTTCGTCAGCCGCAAGGACCGGGGGCAGGTTTGCCAGGAGGTTGCTGACGGTGATGCCGTGGGCCTCATTCATCCTCGTACCCCCCGCTCACGATGTTCTTGGTGCCGAGCTTGGCAATCTGGGGGACGGTCTGGGGCAGCTCATAACTCTTTCCCGGTTCGAGCTTGCCGTCCTGGAGGACGACGTAGGCGGGCTCCCGCAGTTCGATGCGCTTGACGCCGGTCTGCATGACCCGCTTGTAAAGCTCGGACGGGTTGATGTCCCTTCCCAGTTTGCCGGACTGCCACGCGATATAATCGTTGACGGCCTCCTCCACCGCCGCTTGGACGGCGGCGGTGCTGATGCTGGAATTGCTGAGGACATAGTAGGTCAGGTCGATGTCATAGCTCACCGTCTCCGGGTCGGACACCTGAACGTGGTCGGTAAAGGGCCGCACCTCATCCCCGCTGCAGGCGGCAAGAACAGCCTTTTTCAGTTCCTCCCCGGCGATCTCCCCGTCCTGGGTGAGCACATAGATACGGACCTCTCCGGGCGTGGGAGAGTTCGGCACCACATCGGAGATCTCCGTGGACACCCGCTTGGCCCAGTAGATATAGCTGCCAACGGCCCCGGCGGTGCTGTGCGCGTCCATGGATGCCCGCATCAGCTCGTAGAACTCTTCATCCGTGGCCGCGTCGGAACCGCCGCCGCTCTCCGTGGTGTTCTCGCAGGAGAGGTAATAATCGAACACGTCCACGATGGTGTTGATCTGCCCGGCGGCGTATCCGTTCCCCACCGCCCCCGGGGTCTGGCAGTAGACGGTCAGGTCTATGTGCGTCTCCCCGCTGCCGATGTAGGCGTCCCCCCGGGTCTCCCAGATAAGGGTGCTGCTGGCGTCGGTGACGCGGGTGCCGTTCGGGACCAGGATTGCTGATTCCTGGGCCTCGGAAATGGTGAAGCGGACAGTGCAGGCGGCGCTTGTGGCGCCCGGCCGCTCCATGATGTAGAACAGCTCCCCCAGGGCGTCCAGGTTCTCCCCCTCGGCCCTGCTTGGGATGTTCTGGTTCCCCGTGTAGTTGTTGTCCACCCTCTCCAGGAGGATGATGTACGCCACCCACTCAATGAACAGCCGCTCGGGGCTGCCCGGGTGGACACTGGCGCCGGTGATCTTCTCATAGGCGGAGACCAGCCGCGCCTCCAGTTCCTCGGTGTCCGTGCCGACCAACTGATAATCAGGATTTCTACCGCTCAATGATCTCCACCTCCACCGTTGGAATCAGGCGGCCCGGGATGGCCGGGTCCTCCTGGAATGTGACGTTGACGACCTCCGCTCTTGGCTCATACTCCTCTATGGCCTCCTTGACGTCAATGTAGAGCATGGGCTTTGCGACGGGAATGGGCTTATCGACAGACCGCTGGTCCAGGCCGAAACCCCGGTACATGGGCACCGTCCCTTTCCGGGTGGAGAGGATGACGGCGATGTTCTGCAGAACGGATGTGACGGTGTCCTGCTCGTTGAGCCGGATGTTGGTCAGGTCCGCCGCGCTCACTTTGTAGCTCATATCCTCACCTCACGACCGCAGGTATTCTTGCAGGCTGACGGAGACGACGGCGGAGGTGACGTCGCCCTCGTTGTCGAAGGTCTGCATCTTCATTTTGTGGTCCACGATGGACCACCGGTATTTGCCGTAGGCTTTATTCCCGATGACCAGCGGGACGGCCTGGCCGTTCCGCTCATAGTTCCAGATCTTCACCACCTCCGCTATGGGGTTTGTCCCCAGATACGCGGAGAGGATGATGTCAAAAGAGAACTGGTCCGGGTCGATTCCGCTAAACTCGGTGAGGGCATTGGTGCCGTGGCGCTGGTGTACGCCATACCTTACCGAGCCGGACCAGACTACGTTGTCGATGGTCTCCACCGTCTCGCTGGACACCTCAAAGACGATATCGCCCAGACAGCCGATTACCATAGTCAGATCCCTCCCAAAACAAAGCCGTCCCCGTTGAACACGGGCAGGTAGAGCACCAGCACCGTATCATTCACCTTGGGCATCCAGGGCTTGATTACGAGGTCGTGCTTGTGGCTTTCAAAGGCGGCGTCCCCTGACCCGCCGCTCTCAAACTCGGTGCGCTGTGGCTGGTTATAACCGGGAATATAGGGCTGATTGGAGAGGACTTTCAGCCAGGCAGATGTGATGCCGGTATCCTGGAACTTTACACGGGCCAGCCGCTTATTGTTGTCCACGGCTGTGACCGTCCCCTCACGCACGAGGTTCAGCAAGATTTTTTCCTGGTCTGGCGTCATATCAGTATCCCTCCAATACCCGGCGGAGCTTGATCTGGGTGGTGTAGCCCCCGGAGGAGTCCACCGCATGGACCGCCTGTTTCACGATGTATTTGCCGTCCCATCCTCCCCAGCCCTCCAGCATGACGGTGACGCCGGCGGTCACGTTCGGATTGCCGGGGAGGGTGAAGGACGCGGAGCGGGTGTACTTGTTGTGGAGCCGGAGCCGCTTTTCCGCCAGGGCTTTCGCCTCGTCGGCGCTGGCTACCTTGGCCGACACCTCCAGCTGCTGGTTGTTCTTGCTGTCCGCGTTGTAGTCCTCAACCTTGGCGACGCCCTCGATGCACTTGCCCGTGTTGGGGTCAACATAGCTGACCCGGCAGGAGGAATAGAGCGTGTCGGCGGAGCCCACATCCAGCTTGTATTTCGTGTACCCGCCGGCGCCGCGCTTCAGGGTGAGGACCGCGCCCTTGGCCTCGTACTGCGCCTGGTCGAACAGGACCAGGATGTTGTTCGTGGCCTTGAGGGAGATCCCGGCGTCATGGCACAGCTGGGACAGGAAAGCAATGTCGCTGGTCTTGTACTGCTCCACCCGGTCATAGTAGGGGTCGCTGGCCGATTCATAGAGGCAGGCCATGCCGTTGGCGCCGGCCATCTCATTGGCGATGCCGGACAGATTATAGGCCTCCCACGCCTTGGACTTCTCCGTCTGCCGCACCTGGGAGGTGTAGGGCAGGGACGTCGCTTTCAGCGCGATAGTCGCCGGCGGGCCGCTGGCGTTGACGGTATCCAACTCGAACTGCCCGCAGTCCAGCACCAGGTCCTTGCCGTCCCCGAGCCAGTTCTTCCTCACAAAGACACACTGGATTTTCAGAACCGTGCTGGGGCCTTTCGCCTGCTGCTTGGGGGCATCTTCCTCTCCCACCGGCTCGATGTAGTCCGCGCTGACATAGGCGGTCTTCCCGCCGTAGGAGATAGTCGCCCAGCCCCCGGAGATGCCGGATACCTCGATGATGGTGCCGCACACCAGGGCGCCGTACTTACTGTGGCTCGTTCCTGGCCCGGAGCGGACGTTCAAGCCTATCTTGGGTGTTACCTTGTAGGACGTGGCAGCGGCCCCGCCAGAGGCCTCAGAGCCCCCGGACGAGGCCGCGGCGTCGATAGCGTCGTTCAGCCACTTGGTGAGCCACACCCTCCCGATCCTGGAGCCGGATCTGCAGGTCGTCGGCCTCATCCTCCTCGTTGTCCGTGTATGTGACGGACAGCAGGTAGGGCCGGATGGAGCTGGTGATGTCGGTGCCGTCGAAGTTGATCTCCACGTCGGTCCGGCGGGCCATGTTCTTGTCGCTCATCCCACCACCTGCTTCCAGGGCGGCAGGGCGTCGCCGGCGGGTTCCTCCGCATCCGGCAGGTTCAGGACGATGCCGGCGGGGAAGGTGTAGAATTCTCGGTACTGCTGGTTGAGGTTGATCAGCTTATCGGTGTATGCCTCGTCCCCCAGCTGGGTATAGGCGATGGTGTCCCACATATCGCCCTGAACGGTGGTGTAGGTCTTCATCGGTAGGTCCTCCTCGCCGTATCAATGCCGATCTCCTCCAGCCATTCCAGGAACAGCGGATAGAGGTCTGCGTCATGCTGCTGGAGGACAGCTTCGAGCTCGGCGGCATTCGCCGCGCCGCTGATGTTGTAGACCGGGGCAAAGGTCACGATGTAGCTGCCCCCGCCTCCGTAGTCCCCCAGCTCGGCGGAGATGGTGTCGGCACCAACGGCGTCGGCTCCCGCCCCGGCAGTGCCGGCCATAGCCGCCTGCACCTCCGGGCCCAGGGCCTCGGTCTCCTGGATGTAACCGGCCC